ACGGAAAAGACTACGTTGCAAATAGTTTGGAAGAGTTAAAGCAGATAGTAAACGAATTATAAACGCTCAAATTAACAACAGATAGTTTCAAAAAAAGAGTACAACCAAATCGGCTATACTCTCTTTAATCGTATTAGTCACACTCCCAAAGAAGAAATGTGGTGCAAAGATAGCTATATTTTCTTAGATATCCAAATATATTGCACGAAATTAGCCTTAACACACACGCACACGCGCGTAATAGTTGAGTACCAGGGGAACGGACTTGCAACGAACTCACAAGGATTCCTTTCGGGTTCGTTCCTGTGCAGATAGAGTGCACAGATAGTTCCGTGAAACATCGTTTGACTTCCTCGAAATGCCGAAACACTTCCGTGAAACATTTATACTGCTCACATTCACAACGGATAGTTCCAAAGACATTCAGGACAAAGAACACATAACTACACATCAGACCACGAACCACCACAAAAGACCACAGAAAAACACGCTCTGTTCACAGCAAGCTATCATTCCCCCACTTCTCCCCACCAACAAGACAAAACACCGCCAAAAGAGCTAAAACAAGCCAAAAATGCCCTCAAAACACGAAAAGTGCCCTCTGAGAATTGAATATTTACAGAAAAGTCGTACACTCCTACGGAATTTTTAATTCTCGCTAATCTCAGAGGCTAAAAAACACTTTTCCAACGCAATTTCAAGCTCAAATCTACATAAATACAACGTTATCACTTCATTATTGCTCATATTCACAACAGATGTTTCCAAGAGATTCCTCTTCCCTCCTGAACCACATACAAAGAACACAACAGAACACCAACACAGACAAAGAACAGGACTAAAGACTGCATTACTTGACACAGACAACCACAAAAACACCTCAAAAAAAACGCTAAAATGACCTCAAAATGACACCGAAAAACATCAAAACAACCTCAAAAACGACCAAATGCACGTTTTGTCCTATATTTTTTTGTCTCAGTACGCTATAGGAGACAAATGCCGCTTTTGTCCTATCCTCCACACATCAACAACCAACACAGAAAACCACACAAACACGCAATCTGAGCAATTCTAACAACCCCAAAACGTTAATTACTCACTCCTGTCTTTTAACACGCTAAAATGACCTAAAAACACCCCAAAATCAACCGAAAAGCACCCACAAGACCATACACCAAAACACCACGAAAACAGAGCTTCACAAACACCTCCACAAACCGCACAACTCGCTATAAATCAATCAGAACAACTGCAAACCTCTATAATGCAGTATATTGAACTATAAACCACGTTTTAAGTTAAAATCAGGCGAGAAGTGTTAAAAAAGCTCTGAAATGACGCATATTTTAACACTCATTAACGATTTAGTGTTACAATGGTGGCAGGTAGAGCAGATTTACAATTTATTTTACTATCTTTGCACCGAGAGGCAAAGTTTCTCCTCCAAAAATCGGTCAAAAAATCGGTCAAAAAATAGGGTTAGAACCCTCTTGGGGTCACAACCTCACCTCAAAATCAGGCAGTTAGAAGGCTTTGGTAAAACAAAGGTAAAACAAACGCCCTGTTTTGGGCATGAACACCGAGGATGATGTGACCGCCAGCCCTTCATCATATAAAGGACACGGAACACCACCGAGGACACCGATATACACCGCACACAGGGGGACACATACAAGGGCATACCACAGACCCCCCACCCCCTTAGGTACTGCGGGTTAGCCTACAATAGAATAATACACATGTGTTTTTATTCTTCTATGGCATGGATTTGGTCTTCTGCCTTATGAATAGAGTTCATAGTATTGTCTCTCTTCATGCAGTCTCTCTTAGTGTTGTTTGTTTTTTTGCCGAAAAGGTACTGCAAAAAGGTACTGCGGGATTGGTACTATAAGTTATAGGAATTTGTTTGTTGTATAGATTTGGGTGATTTCTACGTTTGGGAACGTTGTGATGTGCGTATTAGAGTTTGGATAGATTTGGCTGTACGTGCATGGAAGGTTCGATTCCTTCTCACCCAACGAATTTAAAGTTTTAGTATTATGGAGATAGGAAGATATTTTGTAGAGGGCATGGTAGGATGTTACGGAGTGCGTCCGAAGTGTTGGGTAGCGGCTGCTGTAGGGGCAGCTGTAGGCTTGGCGAGTACGTTGATTGGAGCTCATGAGAGTGGCAAGAAGGAGCGTGAGGCGCGTGCTAAGGAGGCTCAGAGCCATGCGAGACAGCAGGCTTATTGGAACAGGAAGGAGAACGAGAGTTACGCTGATACTGCGAGCGGTCAGAACATGATACGGTTGGCGAGGGATTATGCTGACAGGAATTGGAAGAAGGCTCAGGGGGCTGCTGCTGTTGGTGGTGGAACTGATGCTGCTACGGCAATGGCGAAGGAGTCGGGTAATAGGATGGTAGGTGATACTGTTGCTCACATGTCGGCTATGGATACAGCGAGACAGGACAGGGCTGGAGCTGAGAGGATGAAGGAGGAAGCGAGGTACGCTGCTACTGAGGCGGATCATTTGCGTACTCAGGGGGCTAATATAGCGAATACTGCGAGTGCTATGGGCAATGCTGCTATGTCATTGGGTAGTGCTTTGGAGAATACAGGAAGTAAGGCGAAGGCCTCTGGTGGTGAAGTCCCTGTTGCGGAAGAGGGAGTACAGAAGCCAGTAGAGGATACGGCTGCTGCTAAGAGTGTTGGTGCTCCTGAGATGGTTAGGCCAGATGTGAACAGTCCGTTGATAGACGGTAAGAGTAATTCTACTGTGATAATGCAGGACAACTTGTCTAAGGCTATGAATGGCGGTCAGGCTACTATGTCTAAGGTAGGTGAAGATATTGAGAAGCAGGGGAAGGAGTTAAGGAAGCGAGGTGTGCTATGAAGTTAAGTATAGTATTGAACAAGCCTGAGATAGTGGCGAGGGTAAAGAAGCACTTATCTGTAGTGGCTAAGAGAGCCAAGGACAGGGAGGGCAGGAATATATTCAGCGAGGTAACTACGTCACAGACGGAGGATTGTATCTACGAGGATATGATGCGTGACGGAGCGACTGACCTTATAGCGCGGTTGAAGGATATGTGTGACGCTTATGTGTTCGTGGAGGGCGATGATATGCGTTTCGACATGTATTCCGAGCGTTGGAGGATAGAGAAGACCCCTATTGAGATAGAGGACGGAGATGAGAAGCCGACAATGGACTTGACGGAGGTGTTAAGGAGTTCTATCACGAGTTATGTTTATAACTTCACGATAGCGAGGTATCTGAACAGCGTTGCTCCGGCGATAGGAAGGTTCTCCGATCCGTATATGGAGAACTGCACTACTGTGTTCAATCAGGTTGTGGAGCTTGCTTTTGTGAGAAGGGGTATCAGGGTTCCCGAATATCCTTATACGAAGAATATCACGGTGTACGGGAATACTGTGGAGATAACCGCAGGCAAGAGGGAGAGTGTCACCTATGCGATAGACTACGGCAAGGAGGATGATATCAAGGTCAGCTTCATGCCGCCTATAGTGAGGGTGTGGAGGCATACCCCTGGTCTGGTGGAGATAGTGGCTGCGAGGGAAGGAAAGTGCTGTATGGTGCTCTCTTCAAGGCACGACAGCGATGTGTTCAAGCATTTGGAGTTATTCATAAAGCCGAAGCAGGAGATACCTGTGGAGGAGGAAGAGATAGAAGTTGAAGAACAAGAGGAGGAGGAAGACAATGAATAGAATGCACGGCCCGCATCAGGGCGGTTTCAGGGATATGCCCGACGGTGATTCCCTTCTGAGGGGCAAGCCGATAGGTGTAAAGGAGCATGAGCTGCGGCACTTGTTTATCTACAAGAACCAGATAATGCTTGATGTCAGTTCCCAGATGGATATGATGCTTGACTCCAAGAGGAAGGAGCAGGGTGTTGAGGCTAACAGCGAGGCAGACATGCTCGACAGGTACAAGCATCAGTTCGACAGATGGATAAACAAGTATGTTGAGAAGGTCAAGGAAAGGCTTGTCATAGCAGTCGTTGATGTATATGCTACGGCAAGCGGTGACGAGTTGAAGGACTGGGCGGAGAAGGAGATACTCCTAAAGATGCCGCACTGGTGGGACGATACCGCATGGAGGCCTTTGGTGGACACCGTGCATGACTATATCGTCAATGCCGTCCTTGCAGAGTATCTGACACTTCTCAGAGACCCGCTTGCACCTGTAAAGAAGGAGGATGCTGACGAGGCCTACGAGAAGATAAAGGTTCTTCTGTGCAAGAACAAGCCGGGAAGCGTGAAGAGAACGCTGAGACCGATGGGATTCTGAATAAATAACACAAATCTATCAATACAATGGAAGGTAACAGGCTATATTACGACAACCTGACTGTGGTAAAGCCCAGCAGCAAGCTCACCAAGGAGCACAGGGCTTTCATAGCCGAGTTTCTGAAAAACAATCAGGACAAGTTCCTTGAAGTCATGGAGGAACTGAGGTACGGCAATCCGAGGAGATATGCCGAGCTGTACGTGGAAATGACAAAGATGGTAATACCGAAGGAGTCTAACGTGAATGTGAACGTGGGCATCAACAGGGACTTCCGTGACCTACACCTGCTTGCCACGACAAAGATGGTGGAGCAAAAGCAGGATGGCGAGATAGTGGAGAAGATGGTGCGCATGGGACCTATCGAGGACGTGGACTACGAGGTACTGGAAAAGGACTATAACTATGCGGAGGATAATGGGAAGAAAAGTTAGAATGTCGTGCATAGCGGCCATACCGCTCACCGCACTTACCGAGTGGACGAAGTATCTTGTGCAGGACTGGGAGTTTGCCAAGTGGATCGCCGTGCTCGTCGTCGTTGACACAGTATTGGGAATGGTGAAGCACATCATCAGGAAAGACCTCTCTTCGGAGGACTTCTGGGGAGGCTTCGCAAAGAAGATATTCGTGTATATAGTCCTGATGATACTATCCAATGTCCTTTCGAGCTACACGGTAGGCGGTGAGGCTGTGGGAGCTACAAGCTGGATGAGCCGCTATCTCTGCATCTTCATGGTGGTAAGAGAAGCTATTTCCATATTGGAAAATACCAACGCGATATACCCGATACTCCCCAAGGGACTTATAAAGAGGTTCAGGGACTTCGGGGAGAAGGGCGAATATATTAAACAGGAAGACTATGACACAGACAAATGACACATCTCCCAATCCCAAGTGGATGCTTCTGGGTTGGATTCTGTTCTGCATCATCGTCTGCATGCTGCTTACGTCATGCAAGACAAAGACGGTGGTCGTTGAAAAAGTGGTTGACAGGTACACGCACACCACGGACACGATACGCGACTCCATACGCAATGACGTGTTCGTCAAGGAGTATGTCAAGGGCGACACGGTGTTCGTTGACAAGTTGCAGACGATGTATAAGTACGTATATCGTGCCAAGACGGACACGTTCATTCAGAGGGACACGATACCCTACGTTGTCAAGCAGGAAGTGGCTAAGGAGAAGAAGCTCACGCTGTGGCAGAGGATAAGGCTCTGGCTGTTCCTCCCGATGGCAATGCTGCTCGTGATAGCGTTCCTGATAATAAAGGACTTGTTAAGGAAGAAGGTTTAGAAAAAAAGGAGGCTGGTCTCACGACTTGCCTCCTTTCCTTATTACCCACCAGTAATAAATTTAAAGAAAATACATTTTTTCCACTTGAAAAACAAATGAGTTTTACCTAATAACAATCTATATTTATTGAACTATCGAATCCTGTCTGTAAGCCTTGTTGTGTAGTAGAGGACTGTTCCGCAGAACGCATCCGCCGCTTTCATATTCTCAAATTCGTACTTGAACTTGAAGTATTTGAAGCCCCTGCCCTTGAGCGAAGGGAGCTGCTGCCATGATGTGCAGTCGTTGGATGCGAGGATTGTAAGGGTTATCTCTGCATCTGCGTTCATGTCCTTTATGTGCTTTAGGTCACGGAGGGATTTCAGAGCCATAGCCTGCTCGAACTTCATAGGACGAGTGGTGAACGTGCCTGAGTAGATGTGGTCGTCTGAGTTGATGTTCGGCTCCCCGTACATTGTATATACATCGGATGCGGACTGTAGGAGCGTGTCCGGGTAGTCTGATACTATCGCATTGTAAGCCCTTCCGTCCGTCTTGCGTGACAACGTGCCCGACTTCATGTTATATACCCAATGATATCCGTATGACTCGTTCGTAAGCCATAGCTGTGAATCGCGGTAGTCGTATGCAATCGTGCAATCCTGTATGAAGTCTATGAAGGAGTCGTAGTCAGGTGCATTCCTTCCGCACATCTGCGTGGTGACGCATCCGTTTCCGTTGTCGGATATCTGCATCAACCCTTTCTTCGACACGAAGAACACGCCGTTGTCAACCATCGTTATGGACTTCGGGCATGAACATATCTCACGTGAGAAAGGCGGGTGTACGGATGAATATACTCCCTCGTCGTTTATCTTCAAAGCCCAAATGCCCTGCGTGGTGAACGCTATCGTAGTTGCGACCTTGTAGGCATCCTGTGACAGGGCGGTCGTGAGGGATGCAAGACCGATAATCTTCCCCTGCCCCACACGCACGTATCCCGATGCGTTGATGACGAATGAATTGTCAACATCCGATTGCAACAGGTAGTTGTTGAGGTATTCGGGGGCTGGGAGCGTGACGGACTCGTCTTGGTCGTAGCATGGCGTGTCAGTAGGCTGTGAATCCGGGTCGATTGTCGGGAATGGACCGCGCTCATCTTCTGGGAGATAGTACGCACCGTTCAGTCCGCTGTGCTCCTTTAAGTCAACATCGAGTATAGTGGCACCGGTCTTCTTCTTTATGATGACGTGGGAGGCGCGTGGGTCTGGGTAGTAGAACCAGCACAATTTGTCGAAGAGTATGTCACGGGTATGCATATCGCTGATGACATGGTTCGTGGCACCGTTTATCTTTATGGTGACATCTACGGTGTAGTGGTATTCGTATGTATATGTGGACGAGCCTCGGAATGGCATGAAGGACTTGAATCCCTCGAAGAACGTACGCTGTACCCCGAAGATGTTGAGCCTTCTGTTGAATGTCTCCATTCCGTCTGCTATATAGGAGCAATGGGAATGGAAATCAAGGTTTTCGAGCCTTGGCTGGGTTTCGAGGGTGGCAAGCGTGCTCTTGTATGGTATGTCGATTGTAAGCCATGTATCCTCCCAGCCATAAGGAAGCCGCGCATAGGGGTCTATCTCCGCAATCTTGTAGAACTGAGAGGAATGGGCAAGGTCATGCCTTATTTCCGACGGATCCCTTTCTACGAAGATCGTGTACGTCTTAGTGTTCAAACGGTTTCTCTGATATACCGAGTTCAGGATGCCTTCGTGATAACTGTTTGTGAATCCGTAGATGGTCCAACCGTCTAGATGTGACTTGTTCTCCGTATCGTATATCTCAATGTCAGACGAAACGAAAACGGAGATGTTCTTTACTATGTCACGCCACTTCTCATCTATCACGCTCTTTCTCTGGTATTGCAGCCCTGAGCAATAGGTGGTGCAGTACAATTTTCCATCTGAATAGGTGAAAAAATCGTTTCTGTAGTAGCACGGAAGCATCAGGACTGGATTGCTTGCCATGGTGAATGTGCCATCGTAAAGCTCATACGCATAGCAGACGAAGAAAGGGGCACGGAATTTCCTATGCTCTGCAACCCACTTCTTGTTTGTTGCATACAGAGAGCCTGCCATATTATACGCAGCCTCGACATTCTTGGGTTCTATAACGAATCTACCGTTATCCCCGTCATATCCAAGTATGTCCTCGTCATGGATTCCTTGCATGTGCTGGTACACACCCTGCCCATCATAATCATGCCTTAATTGGAAATACAGGACGGATTCCGACATGGAATTGCCGAGGTTCACATATCCTCCGTCGTTCCACAGCAGGTAGAACATTCCGATTACGGTATTGACGATAAGAGTGTTCCCGACCGATCTGACTCCCTTCACATCGGCACCTATCTGCACGATTCCTTCATCGCCCCATCTGATGTCAGTCCCCGTGGTGGCGATGTAGTTCACGGTCTGTCCGTCATTGAGCCTGTGAACGTATAGCAGGGTGCCATCGACGCTTTGCAACTGGGCCACGTCCTGTATAGGTCTTATCGCATCGTCAGAGAACGTCAGCCCCACGCAATCCTCCATTTCGTTATCCTCACATATAGGGTCGGGAGTGGTGTTGCACACACCCCTCGTCGGAAGGACTATTTTCTGTTTGATATTCTCCATAGTTATATGTCTGCTTCTGTTTTAGGATTTGACTTGTTTACAGATGCGGTTGCACTCTTCTTGCGCTCCCAGTCCGCTTTCTCCATGTCGTTCATTGACACCCAGAGGGCTATCGCCGTTGACATAAGTACGTCGTCATGGTTGCCTGCACCCTCGATGTTGCCCATTGATCCGTTCTCCTTGCGCTCGTAGATACGCAACTCGTGGAACATCTCCTTGTCAGGCTCGTCCCAAAGTCTGTCGTCAAGACATGCCGTGAGGTTGTCTATGAGCCAGTTCTTTGTGAGCTTGTTCGTCTGGAAGCCGTATGTACCAGCGTTACCCTCCTTGACTTTCTCAGGTGATGCCTGACGCATATAGAGGTTGTCGTAATAGTCTGATATCTCCTCTATGATAGTACCGAAGTGGTCGCCCTCGGTATTGCTGTCACGCTCTCTGTCAGAGGTGTTGGACTCTATAACAAGGAGTGCATCATTATAGTAATGTGCGAGTATTGCAGCCTTCCAAGCGAGTATGTCGTGTCGGCAATGTGACCGCCACCTTGCAGCCACAGCTACCTTTCCGTGCATTCCCGGTACGCTGCCCAGACGGTCTAAGACTGTCATTACCGTGTAGTCGGAACTTGCGCTTGCACCGCCTATATCGACTGCTACCACATATCTGTTCTTTACACGGAGGATATTGTTGTTAGGAAGAGACCATATCTTCATTTCCGAAGCCTCGTTGTTAGATACAAGCTTCACCTCGGATGCGGTGATTATCCTCTTCTTCGCAGTCTCAACATCGAATGCGTCTATCCTCTTGCCGAACTTGTGGACTACGTTGATATTTGCAAAGTACTTAGGCTCTCTCTTGCACTCGTCCTGTAGCTCGTCTATTGAGTAAGGGTTGAATACAAGGTTTCCTGAGTTACGGAATGCCTCGTTCTCGTCCACAGGAGCCTCGGTTGCCATGAATGCGTGCGACTTATAGTTATTGCGCTCGTGACGATACCAGTTGATAGCGTTGAACGATGCGCCTAATCGCCACAGCTTCCAGAAGAACTTACCTTCCTCTCGCCACCCCTTAGGGCATAGTGAGGAATCGCGGTTGTCATACAGCCATGCCGCAAACTCGTACTCGTCGTCAACAGGGTCTTGGTTCAGCTCTATGTCGAAGAACGGAATGAAAAGGAACTCGTTGGCATCGTTTGAATCCTTATCCATAGCGAGCTGGCACTTGTCGTAGAAGAATCCCGAAGCACCTCGTCCTGTTGACTCATACACCTCTATATTGTCTTCCAAGTCCTTGATACCGCCGTGTATAGACGAGATAACACCCTCTGGGTCATGCTCTGGTGTCTTCTTCCAATATGCAACCTCTGAATAGTGCGCCATGTGGAAGTTAGAGCCACGCACATTATCAAAGGTATCGAACGATGCTATGGTAAGAGTGCTTCGCCTTACGGATTTCGTGCCGTTTGTCACTACGAAGTCATCCACGGAGTTCTCGAACGGTCCGAGTACGAGTTGGTCGCCCGGTCTTCCAATCGTCCATCCTGGTTGATTTTCCACGGCCTTGCGGTACATAGCCTTGATTTTCTTTGATGCACCCTTGACCTGAGAGAGGATAACGGAGTTCCAGCCATCGTGACGGTGGTCTTGAATCCACTTCATGTATAGCTGAGTGAGAGTAGAACCTCCCCACTGACGTGCTTTAAGCACAACCACACGGATAGCCCTCTTCTTGTGTCTCTGCCTCTCGAAGATATGGAGGAGCTTGCGCTGAGGGTAGTTCAGGCGGAACGGAATAAGATTACCAGTCGCCTTGTCCTCAATCTTGTCCTCCATGTAAAGGGCAAACTCTGGGTCTTCACGGAAACGCACCTTGCATATCTCGAAGTTCACGAGGCTCTGCATCTCAACGGTGTTAGGCTTCTTGAGCGCATCCGTTATGAGTTTCGCTATCGAGCCGTACTGCACCAACTGACGGAATAACAGAACATTCATGCACTCCTTCGGCACGTACATTTCAGGTATCACGCAGTCAGGTATGCAGACCTTCACCCTGTTCTCGAAATCGTAGCATCCTATGCCTGTGACTGGATCGTATGGACCGAACATCTTGTTCATCCTCTCCCTGTTCTGCTCTACGAGCAACTGAATATCGCTTTCTCTTGACATAGGCACTACTTTAGGGTTATTACGTAATGGAAGAAAGCGTACAGCATTCCGAGGTAGAGGGAATACAGATGCAATGCGAAGTTCACGTTAGGCAGGAACATCATCACGGCAAGCGGTACGAGGACGTAAAGAAAGAACTTCTTCACGTTGCCCGACAATATATCCATGTCACGTTCAAGCCATGTGTTGAAATACTCATGTGAGAAATACTTTCCCCACATCATGCCTATTGCGGCGAATATAATGCCCGACGCTCCCATTGTGGGCTGCGCATATATGCTGATACCCGGCAGGAAAGAAGCCACGAAGCTGATAGCCACGGACGGAATGATATTCTTCATGTTCCATTTCAGCACCCATACGGCAATAAGGTTGCAAGCAAGGTGGAAGATGTTGGCATGAGAGAAGGGAAAGAGGAGATGCGAGGCAAGTCCGCTGTTCCCTGTGTAGCCAGTCTTGAAGCCGAGAATATACGGAACGGTCAGCAATATAGTGATAACGATTTTGTATATCATAGCTTCATGAACAGCTTTAGTTTCTTGTCATAGACGGCATCCTTTGCCTTTCCGTCCTTGTAGTTAGTGTATTGATGGCATATCCTCTTCACCTTCTGAGGGTAGTAGTTGACTCCGAATCGTCTGCAATAGCGGTATGTCTGTCTGAAACTCTCTGGTGTGATGTAGAACTCAGGAGCGGGGGAGTCAACCGCAGCTTGGGCAATCACCTTGAATGTCGCATTATGGTACTCAGGCAGTTCGATAAGCCTACGGCAGACAAGGTACAAGTCCCAGAACTTCCTCTTTGAAGTCTCGTGTTTCAACTTCTCGTATTTGGAGAAGTCGCCTTGCAACATCGGCTTGACGACTTCATATAGCTTTACGGGGTCCATGTAAAAACACTTGGCAGGATGCTTGACAGTCCTGACCCATGCGGTGTACTGATCTGGGCAGGGCTTTGAGCATACATCGCGGTATGCTGTGAACAAGTCCCTGCGCATGGCTACTAACCTTTCAAAGTTTATTTTCATATAGATTTGTGTTTGTGTTGTTTAACTCTATGCCATTCGGCAATAGGATTTATATAGAGGAATACACCCCCATACGGTTGCAAAGTTAATCATTTTCGTATAATTTAACGAATGTTTTTACAAATAAGTTATACAATATTGTATAATTTTATAAATTTTTTGTAACTTTGCCCCAAAATACTAATGTTTTAAGGTATGACAACACAGACACGTTCAAGGTATCAGCAGGGCAGAATGCAGTCGCCCGACAATATGCCAGAGCAGGCATGGACGGACACTCCCCCTCTTCCTGCAAATCAGGGAATTGGCGAGCAGCCAGCATCGGCTACTCCAGTACAGCAGCCTTATAATATATTCCGCAATATCCAGTTGCCGAACGTATCGGTTTCGGGGACTAACAGGATGAACATCGGCAGCGTCGTTCCAAATGTCGGTGCGCCTAACGGAAACGTGGGTAATGTTCCGCTTGCCAATCAGCAGGCGGCACAGCAAGCCATGAACGATGCAGGTATGTTGCAGCAACAGGCAAAGCAAGCATATCAGGACACAGAGGCTATGATTGCGGCACAGCAGAAGTCGGCAATACCACAGCCTCAGCCACAGACACCAGACCCTCAGTTGGCACAGAGAGCGTTTGAGCAAGGTGCGGCAGACCAGATGGCAGGAAGGTATGTGCAGCAGAATCCGCAAGGTGTGTCAGCCGCGCCTCCTATCGCAGAGCCTACTGGTAACGGAAAAGTGCCGTATGTGGATGCGTTCAACCAACTACAGGAGCAGAAGAAGAAGGAAGTGCCAACCTCCAAGGACGGAGGCAAGGGCTTGACGAACTGGATAAAGAACAACCTCGGAGGCGACGGCACGAAGGAAGGAAACCGCAGGGCAGTACAGAATATCATTGCTCTGGGTAATATGCTGCGTCATGCCGCCAACCTGAGAGGAACAATCCATGAGGCTACACCACAGCAGATAGCAGACCAGAATGCCATCAACGAAGCTAAGTGGAAACAGGATGATGCGCTTGAACAGACACAGGCAGAGAAGCAGAGGCAATACGAGTTGAAACTGCGTCAGATGCAAGATGCACAGAGAAACGCAGACAGAAACTATGACCTCAACAAGAGAAAGGCCGACAACGACGAGAAGTACAAACAGGAGCAGGCGAAAAATGCAAGGGAGAAGCTCGAAATGGAGAAAGAACTGCATCCTCACAATCTTGCAGCAAAGGTAGCAGGAGCAGAGAAAGCGAAGACTGATGCCAAGAAAGCGGAACTCGAACTTAAAGACCTTCCAAAGAAGCAGCAGGACGAACATGCTAAAATCGCGGCTCAGATTGCAGCAAGCAAAGCCTCGGCTGCACACAGCAGGGCATTGACGGCAAAGGCAAGGGATGAAATCAAGAGGGCGAATAGCGGTAGCGAGGATTATGTCATAAGCGGACACCAAGGCTCATTCTCCCGAAAGAAACAAGCTTCACAGGGTGAGAAGATAAACATCATTGATCGTGCCCACAGACTCGGCTTCATACCTGACGAGGACTGGAAAGCAATTCACCAGAAGAGCAGTTGGACTGAGAGTGGCGAGAGTTGGAAGGCAGACGATTTGATTGCCAAGCTCGTCAACTACGGCGGCGACAACGAGTACATACGCGACATATTCGAGAGCAACGGCTATACATATCGTCCGTATGTGCCAGCCAACGAGAAGAAAGGAAAACTTAAAGTCAATCTTAAACGCTAAATGTTATGGCAGAACAGGGCAAGGAACATAAACTGACACAGGCAGATTACAATGACAATCTGAATGAGTTATACAAGGCTGCGAAGGCATCTGGAGTAACGAAAATCCCGATGGCTGACTTCAATAAGAAGATGGTTACAAGTCCGGGCTATCGTGGTTTGATATACGAGGGATTGAAGAAGGCTGGTGTCGAGGGATTGGGCGATAATCAGTCCGATTTCGTTGCGGCTATACTTCCAAGGGAAAATGCCGTTGCGCAGGTAGCTCTCTATAATGAGAACAAGGCAAAGAAGGCTGCATCCTCCGCTCCAAAGGCAAAGCAGACACAGCAAGCCGCCGAGGTGGGACAAACGATGTTCGGAGGTGGTGAGGAAACGACTGCACTCCAACAGGCTCAGCAACAGGTTCAGCAGATACAGCAAGCCAATAAAGAGCAACAGCAAGGACAGACAAGGGGGCATCTGGATAACCCACAGATGCAAAGTCTGTTCGGCTACAAGAATATGTCAAACAGCCGTGTAGTCAATGACGACTCCCTTTGGGATGAAAAAGGCTTTAAGAGACCGAGCGGACAACCTTCTATCGAAGAGGGAGAGCGTAAGGCAAAGGAGAATATCGGCAATGTGTACGAGAGCCTTGTCAACGGCAAGGGTACACGTATTGACGAGAAAGGCAGACTGCGTTCCAACGATCCGCTTGCAGCATTACAGCAGGAGCGTTCAGAGAGAAACGCAAAGGCTGCGGATGCCACACGCGAGGAAGTGAAGAATACCGTTGGTAGCGTTATCGCAGATGCGGATAAGAGGTGGATGGGAATATTCAACACACAAATGAAATATACCCAAGACCCTATGGCCGCTATACATGTAGCCAATCAGGAGAACGACCCTGAGAAAGTGTTGGAGGAAGTGCGCTCAAAGGTTTCCGAGAACGCAACGAAGATGATTCAGTCCAACATGGCTATCTATGAGAAAGCTGCAAAGGAAGAGGGTGTAACGACTGAGGAGTATATCAGTAAATACGTTATGCCTGAAATCTCCGCACAGGTAGAGCAGGAGTTTGACAATGCACAGATGTCCCGATATATGCCTCAGAACGCAGGGGAGTTTATCGTCGAAGGCTTGCAAGATAGTATTTTCGGTACTCTTGCAAACATGGCTGTCACCACGCAATCACAGAGACAATATCAGCAGAGGGCAACAGAGGAGGCAGGAGAGAAATACGGCATGGGCGCACGTCTTGCAAGAATGGGTGTCGGTTTTGCAGGTGATGCCCCTGTGTTTGCAGGTACAGGAAAACTCGCCAACACTGTGATTTCAAAGGTAGGTCTCGGCTCTATTGAAAAGACCGTAGGCAAGACTATGGCAGACCGCTATCTGAACTTTGTAAATGCCAATCTTAGCAGGGTAGAGAGATTCGCCTCAAGAGCTACAACTGGCATGGCACACGGAGCTATCAACATGGGAGCGTATGAGGGTATCAACGGTGTGGTTCAGACTTTGAACAACGGAGATACAAGCCTTGCAGGTCTCGGTGCTGCATTCTTCCACGGCATCCGTCACGGGGCTGTGACTGGTGTGGCAATGGGCGGTGTAGGCTCTCTCTTTGGCGAGTTAGGTTCAAGACTCGGAGCACGTCCGGGACTTAGCAGAGGTGAGAACTTCATCCGTGCCACAGACAAGGCGGCTTTCCAGATGCTCGGTCTTGTAGGCGAAGGTTTCAGTATGCACCTCGGAGAACAGATTAACTCACAGATAGAGGGTACTGGCTTTAACCTCACATGGGAGGGAACGCTTGAAAACGCAATCATGGCAGGAGTGATGAAGATATCCTCACCTTCACACTACAAGAGTTTCAAGAAGAACGTTGCAAGTATGTTCCTCGCAGAGCCGAAGGATAATCCGATACGTCTTTCCGACGATGACAAGCGTGAGCTTATGAAGGTCACAGGCTCGTCTTCAATGGAAGAAGTAATGACGAAGATATTCCCTGACGGAGAAAAGGCAGAAGGCAATGCTACTAATGCACAGATTACCGAGGCACAGACAAGGTATCTCGAAATGATGAACTCCTTGTCATGGGATGCACAGAATAAGATAAGCGTAGCCCTTACAGGCACGGCTTGCTCTGCACGACCACGAACAGGAAGGTTCGAGGCTGACGGCAATATACTCTATGAATATGCCAACGACGGTACTCTGCTGTCAACACACGAGTTCAAGAATACGGAGGAAAAGAATGCCTATGTATATCAGAAGAGACTGCATCAGGAGAATGTGGACTTCTGGGGCACATACGGCAAGGCGCTTCTCCGCGACAAGGATGCCGTTATTACCGCTATGACAGATATAGCAAGGCAGAACGGTGTTCAGGACGAGTTTGTCATAAAGGCTATGGAGAAAGAGCCTATCCGCAGAACTCAGGGCGAGCGAGAGGTATTGAGACAGATAGAGGAAGCCCTTCACGAAATGGCTTTCCCTAAAGGCGAGGTACACACCGAGCAGTCGGCAATCGACGGAGAAAAGGCGGCACAGCAGGCAGAGGTTACTTCCGATGAACCGAAGACAGAGGTAGTGAACAATACCAATGTGGAAGTGACACAGGCAATGGCTGACTTTGCCGAGGCGATGAAGGATGCCGTATGGAAGGAAGACTATGAGGAGTTGAAGAAGCAGGGAATGAGCGATGCCGACATATACAACACCCTCATGGAGCAGTATAACGAGGCTGAACTTGCACCGCTTGCCGACTACGTGAACGCACAGGCAAAGCAGCAAGGCTTCATGCAAGGAGTGGCAAACGAGATTGAGCAGAAGAAATCAGAGCAGACAAACCTCGTTACAAACGGCAAGGTCACTATCAATGGTGTGGAGAGAACGGACGGACGTGTCATAACACTTGTTGATGCGGACGGAAACATCGTGCGCCTACTCAGCGGTGACTTCAAGCTGAACGAGGACGGCACTATAGAGACAGAGCAGCCTATCATCGTGTCTGACGACAACGGCAATCCAAGACCTCTCAACAGCGTTGACGGTTGGAAGGTTGCAGGCTCTACCGATGCAGGGGAGTATGCGAGCTATATCCGTGAACTTCTCGGACAGAAGGCTACCGCAGTCATTGACCCTAACGGAGAGTTCGCACAGTCAGCACCTACCGAAGCACCGAAGGAAACACCGAAGGCTGAAACGGAGGTACAACGGAATGAGAGCGAAGGTACAACGGAGGCAGAGCAGTCACAAGTTGAGACACCA